ATGATACAAGTTAAAGTAAATGAATTATTAAAGAAACAAAAGAAGTCAAAATATTGGTTTGTAAAAAATATGGAAGGAGGTTATCAATCACTTACTAGAATGATGAATAATGAAACAAATAGTATTAAATTTGATACATTAGAAAAAATGTGTGATTTATTCGATTGTGAAATAGGAGATATTATTGTTAGAAAAAAAGGAAAAAGAAAAAATAAAGATAAAGGAAATAAAAAAGATGAGTAAATTAATGAAACAATATCAAGAATTTAAAAAAGAAGATCCAGATTCAATTTATATTTTTCAAGTTGGTATTTTTTACAATATATTAAATGAAGATGCTAGAATAGTATCTAATAAAATTGGATTAAAATTAACCAATTTAAGTCCAGAGATTATAAAGTGTGGTTTTCCAATCGCCAAATTAGATAAATACACACAATTGCTTGATTCTCACAACTTAAAATATAAATTAGTTCCTACTCATGCATCTTCTAATCAAAATACTTCTTACAACAATATTATTAAACAGATTGAAAATATTGACCTAAATAATACTACTTGTAAAGAGGCTTTTGATATACTATATAATATACAACAAAATTTAAAGAATATACAATAATAGGGAGATTATTTCTCCCTACTATATTTTTAATACTTGTCCTACATAAATTTTGTTTGGATTTGTTATTCCATTTTTCTTTGCAATTTGTTGATATGTAGTTCCATATTTAGCAGCAATTCCTGATAAAGTATCTCCAGCTTTTACAATATATGTTTTTGACGAACTTGAATTTGATGTTTTATTTACTATGTCTTGAACTTCATCATATCTAGAACCTAAAACAATCTTTCTAGTTTCTCCATTTCCATATTTACCGCTTTTCACTTCACTTGCTAATGTATTTACATCTGCTGAATGTATATGATTTATAAAGTCTTGTACTTCGTTATATCTAGAACCTAAATTATTTTTTCTAGTCTCTCCATCGCCATAGTTACCATTCATTACACCTACTGCTAAATCTAATGTACTTCCTGTTGGTTCATTATTTGTTGGTGCTGATGGTTGTGTATTTGTTGGACTTCCACCACCAATTATTGATGGGTAATCTTTATATGCTTCATTCATATCCACATTACCAGATATACCATTTACACTACCACTAGATGTGTATTGCCATAGTCCATAAATGTTTTTATCAAATGATGCTCCTTTATTCCACCATGCAATCCATTTATCAAATCTATTTAGTCTTGAAGAATTTAGCTTTGTATCGAACCATGATTTTGAAGCATAAATTGCTGCATAGTATCCTGCTTCTTCAAACATTAAACATTCTTTTTCGCAAATAGATACTAGAACATCATTTGATGGCATACCATATTTTCTTTTATATCCATCTGCATCTTCCATATCAATAATCACTGGAAATTTTACTTTATCTTTATATGGTGCTAAAGTTTTTATTACTAAGTTTGCTTCGTTTATAGCATTGTTTACATTTAATGCATAAGAATATGTATATACACCAAATGGCATTCCTACTCTAATACATTCTTCTATATTTCTGATGGCTTTACTATCTACTGAATTTTGACCATAACTAATTCTTATAATAGCAAAATCAATTCCTGCAGCTTTTACTGCATCCCAATTAATATTACCTTGATGCGCTGATACATCTATACCTTTCATTATTCATTACCTCCAAATTCATTTTCATTTCTTTGGATTTCTCCATTTCCTAAAACTTCATTTTCTTCCATTGAAAATCCTCCTTAATAAATTTATTTGTTTTTGGCGTCATAAGCTACAACAGCTGTACCAACACCACCAACAGCTGTAATTACTGCTGTTATAATGCTATTGGCATCTAAATTTTCAATATGTATTAAGCAACCTATTATAGATGCTATTGCTATTATGATTATGTTTTGTATTGTTATTGGTAAATCATAATTCCATCCAAAGTGTTTTGACACTTTACCTGCAATATAAGTAAATACTGTTGTTATGACATATACTAAAAATTGAACTGTCATTATTCTTTTCCTCCTTTCATCAACTTTTCCCAACTATCATGAATGTATGTATTTAAATGTAAATCATTTATATAATGATCATATACTTCTGTTGCTCTTTGGATTTGTATGTCACTTTTGGAAATTCCATTTTTTATATCTTCTAAAAATTCTGTAAGATAATTTTTACATTGATTTTTATCTAACTTATCTATTCTAGTATCAATTATCTCTAGTTTTTCATCTATTGGTTTCAATGCTTCCTTGAATTTATTGTCAACTGCATTATCAACTGGCTTCTTTATTTTGCTAATAAAACTACAAATTGCTAAAATTGCATTCAAAAAAGTTGCGATTGATATAATAATCACTGATATATGTTCCAATTTGCTTACTCCTCCTCTCTTGTGATTTTTTCAATAAAAAAGGCAAAAAAACAACGCTTTAAAATTGATTTTAAGGCGTTTTATTTTTTTATTAATATACTTTTATTACTTGAATTTAAGGCATTTTTTGTATTTATATTGCGTAAGCAAATTATTCGTAGTCTTTCCCAGTTATTTCCTTATATTCTTCTTTGGTTATCCATTTTTCAACTGCATTGTATACTCTTTGTTTATTCCAAATTCCATTTTCATAAAATTTTTTTACTTTTTCAAAATTTTTGCTCATAATTTTAGACCTCCTCCATATCAACATCAGTCATCATTGCTAAATATTCAATATCACCTTGTATTTTTTGCTTATCTATCTCATCTTGTGATAATTCTCTTAATGCAAAATAGTATCCATCTTCGTTATGAACAATTTGTATTAATTCCATACGTTCATATTCTCTTTTTATATCTTGTTCATTTTCTTTTCCTTCAATAATTACTTTAGACAATTTTCCATCAAATATATCTTTTGTAATTTCCTCTTCTGATATAAAATTATTACCATTTAATTTTAAGTTTTTAAGTTGTGTTCCATCAGATAACGTAATTTTCCATGATTTTTCCATTTTGGTACCTCCTTAAATAAATCATAATATAATTGAGACATGCTTGATATTTGTTGCATAGACATTTTTTTATAATTTCCCGCCATCCAACTTTTAAAACTATTTTCTATGTCTCCCATTTTCATTTTTCCTTTATTCAATAACCTTTTATATGCTTTTAATTTTCTTCTTTCTCTTGTCACTGATTTCGGATTTATTTTCTTTATTATTCTCCCTGTTGATGTTAATGAATAATTTATTTGTAAAACCTTAAATTGCTGTGATAATTTTGCAATTCTTGTTTTTTTATCATTAATCACTAAACCTAACTCGTTTGATATAATTTTTATTTCTCTTAATAGTTGTTTCAAGAATTCTTTATCTTTATGAATAATGTAACTATCATCCGTATATCTTCCATAATATTTACAGCCTTTGACAATTTTTATATAATTGTCAATTTTCGATGGATAAGAAATACCAATATTTTGTGATGGCTGACTTCCTATGTCTACACCTCTTCCGTTTCTTTTATCTATATTAAATACATCAAATAAATTTTTCAAAATCCATAAAGTAATTTCTACTTCTTCTTTATTTGTTTTTCTTAAAAAGTTTTGTAAATTTTTTAAACATAAATTGTGAGGAATACTTGCATAATATCCACTAAAGTCAATCAATAATATATAACCATCATTGTTTTTATATTTTCTATAAAATTGATGTAAGTGTACCTCAAATCTTTTTCTATGAAAATCTACTCCTTTATTTTTTTGACTGGCTCCATTATCATAAATTAAATATGGAGAAATAGCTGGAGTTAAAACATTATCACAAAGTAAATGATTGATTGTTTTATCAACCATATTATTACTTGTAATATGTCTTACTTTTCCTCTTTCGTTTATAGTAAATTTTTTTCCTACAACTGGTTTGTATTTCCATTCTTTTAAACTTTTTAAAATCTGTGCTGTTTCCAATAAATGATTCATTTCAAAGAGCTGTGATTGATATTTAAAAGGTGCCCCTTGAATTGCTTTTGTTCCAGCTTCGTATATTTTATTTGCATCATAAAAAATATTCATTTAAAATCACTTTAATAGTATTACTGGTCGTAACCAAATACATAATGATTAGTATTTATCAATTCTGCTATTGAAGGGATAATCTTTCCTTTCCTTTTCCCATACTATACTGTAGAATCTAGTCCATATAAAATTTGTATAGGATGTGAAATCCGGACGAACACCGTTAGCGTTCGAAGCACTGTTATTGTTAGCATTGCCATTGTTGTTGACATTAGCGAAATTCGAAGAAGAAACAACATACAAAGATTACCCACTAATTATTATTTTTTTATATTTTTTAAAAATCTGTTGTCAGTTTGTCGAAGTGATTTAATCATATTAAATTCTTTTTGAATTTCTAAAACTAAATTCATATACTTATTAAGATCTGCATATAAACATTCTCCTGCATATTGAAGTTCATCTTGCAATGCATTACAACAGGCCATTGCTCTATCCATTTCCAATCTTCGTTCTTCAAATTCTGACATATATGTTGGAAATATTGTATTTGCTATTCTTAAATGCCTACTTATTCCAGTTGCTAATTCTATTACATTATCTGATATCCTGTTTATTTGGTTGCGATAAAATTTATACATACTTTCTTTAATTCTTATTTGTTCTTTTTCTTCTAAACCTTTTATTCTATTGTTTATTTTATCTTCTATTTTTGAAAAAGTAACATAAAAATTATTTTCAGCTAGATTAGTTACTGCTACTCTTATCATATAAGCATTATGAATTGTTTGTAATTTTGATTCTTTTCTTTCACTCTTTTTTATCTCTGACATTGTAAAATAATACTATTTCTCCTTTTCTGTTTTTCAACAGAATTATATCACTTAATTTTTATTATTTTAACTATCTTGAAAACTAACTATATTATGTGACAGGGCATAAAGCCCTGTCTGATGCCTGATTAATAGATTAGGAAAGCCGGACGAACACCGGAAGCGTACGAAGCACCGCCATGGTTAGCAGCGCCATCGCCGTAGACATTAGCGAAATTCGAAGAAGAAACAACATCTCTTAGCCAGTACCAATATCTATCTCCTGCATCATTTCTAGCAACAGTTAATGCTGGGTTTAATTTGAATAATGATAATTGTTGTTTATCTATTGTGTAATTATATGGTAAATTAGTACCACATTGCACATTATGGAAAATGTTACTTCCATAAACCATTATTTCATTCATTAACTCTATATCACTATCATACCATGAACCTGCACTTTCATATCCATTTGTTACTGCATTTGCAAGTAAATTTCTATGTTTTAATATATGGCTACTTTCAAAATCATTTTTTATAATATTTTTAAATGCTGTTAAATTAGTTTTATACATAGCACTTTCAATATATGCACCTGTTGTTACATTAGATGTATTCATTTGTGCTGTTCCCATTATTCTTTCTGGTATCATTAACACATGTGGTTTAGTACATTCCGTATCTCCCATATTAAGTCTGTAATTTATATCAGCTACTAAATATTTTCTTCCACTTGTTTTTCCTATAATGTAATCACCTATGAATATGTCATCAAAAGTTCCTGCTGCAATTTGTTTTGATAAAGTACCATCATAAAATAAATCAGTAATATCTTTTCCTCTATATATACCATTGTGTGCTCCAGCATTTTTTTCTACAACTACAGTATATAATTTAGATGCTGGAACTTTTTTTGTTGTTCCATTTTCTACATCAACAACAGGTAATACATCTGTTGCTTTTAGAACTTCTATTTCTTCAAGTTCAGAAATTTTTTTAATTCCCATTTTATAAAATCCTCCTTATTTTTACATTCCAGCAACTAATCTCTTATTATCTTCTGTCACAATATAGTTGCCATCTTCTGTTATAATTGGTGAAATAGCATCTTCTAAATCTTCTTTTGTTTCGTTTAATATTGTCGTTATTTCATCTATTTCTAATTGTATTTTTCCTGCTGCATCTTCACTTAATTGTCCTTTCATTTTTTCAAACCATGCATTAAAAGCATTTTCTTCTTCATTGAAGAAATCGGACATCATTGTTTTAAAATCTGAAAAATACTTGTCATGTTCCGCTTCTTGATCTGCATAATATTTTTTATATGCTTCTTGCCATTGAGCATATAAAGTAGATGTATCAACTTGATATATTAGACTAGTAACCCATGGACATTCTTCACTACCCCTACAATCAGTTATTAAATCTTGTGTAACACTTACGCAAGAAGGACTTATTGTAATATCTGCTAATCTAAATTCAATTATATCTTCATCGGTATTAATATCTGGGTGAATAGGATTACTTGATGCATTTCCTTTTCTATATACTATATTTCCAACTCTTCCAGCCTGCGTTTTATCCACCTGTGCTATAATACTATCAATTCTAGTCAAAACTTCTGTATTTTGTGATATAGTTATCATAAAATCGCTTGGATTCTCAAACCACTTATCACCAATAAGTGCACAACCTGCTGATACTATTATATTCATTCCATTATCTGCAGAAAACACTTGTAAATAATCTGATGGTTCGCCTTTTGGTGTTGCAAATACTCCGTTACTTATTAATTTTCTATATGGTCTATTCATATCTTCTGCTGAATATGTCCTATCATTATTAATTGCATCAAAAAAGCCTGCGTTAACTTCAAATTTAACATCGTTTGCCATTTTTTTGCCTCCTTTTTATTATTCTACATTTTCAAAAGTTGGTTCCATACTGTAACCATTTTCATCTTGATTTTCTAATATTTCACATATTCTTGCTTTTATAGAAATACCATATTCATTAATAATACTAACAATATCTCCTAAATTATAGTCCTTTTTGTATATATAATTTACTCCAACTATTATGTTTCCAGTAAATGATGTAACAGATTTATAAGCTGACATTTTTTCATATCCTATATTTTTTAAATTTTCAATATAAATATTACTACATAATTGAACTTTAGTAACTTCACCAGCATCATCTTTAGTAAGTATTGCAATGTTTGTTCCATTAATTTGATAATATATTACATCATTTATAGTTTTTTCCTTACCATTTGGATAACTACTTACTAACTCACTATAATCAATTTCACTCGAAATATCTCGAGCATCAATATATAGTTCGTGTCTATTAATTCCTTTACCAGCACCAATAGTTGCAGTTATTCTTTCTACACCTTCCCCTTCTCCAGCTATCAATGCAATATTTTTTATATTGCTATCATCTTTTGAATATGCTGTTGTTGAAATGTTATCGTAATCTTGTGAGAAAGTAATATAATTACTTTTATCTTCTCCTTTATATAAAGCAAATACAAAGTTTTCATTGATAATCGTAACTTTATATCCCCAACCATACTGTTTGCATAATTCTTGTATTTTATTTCCTACATAATCATAAGTTACTTGCTCACTTATTGTTTCTGTAAAACCTACTTTATCAGCAAGAATAAAATTTTTAATTTTTCTATCTGGATTTGTTGGATTAATAATAGAATCATTAATTAATTTTCTAATATAATCTTCAACAAATCCATTAAAATTAGTTTGTTTTTCAACAATTCTCTGATTTAAAATGTTTTTTATATCTGTACCAGTAATAATAATTTGATTTCCATTTTCTTCATCTGTTTGTATATCTATTTTTTTAATTTCACAAACCATATCATCATCAGTACGAGAAATATATTTACATTCTTCTATTTTCCTAAAATTTTCTTCAGTAGCAGAAATAACTAATTCACAATCACCTAAATCATTATATCTTGGTGCCCATATAATATTTGAATATGTATCAATTATATGTTTTCTTTTTCTATTTTCATCTAATAAGTATAACTCTTCCATATAACACTACACTCCTAAATATACTTTATAATATTTAAAATTAATATCAACTAGCATATCATCTACACCATCATCGGCTAAAAAGCTAAATTTATTATCTCCTATTCCCAATTGAAAAAATGTTGCACCATTTCTAACATAAGGAATTAGATTATATTCGACCGCTTCTCTAGTTAATATTACTGACTTACTTCCTCTATTACAATTGATTACTAATTTATCATTCTTAATAAATTCATAGTCAATAATAAAATTCTTTCCAGTATCAACATTACGAATTTCTAACTTATTAACTGTTCCCATAAATAGTACATTAATAATTAAACCAGTTTCACTTTCACTATCATTTATAACATTAGTTATTTTTTCTAATTCGATAGTAGAAAATGCAACTGGTTTATCTATATTTATGGAAAATGGAAATGTGAATTTTTTTATACTTTTTGAAATACTTTGTACTATTGTTTCAACATCTTTAAAATAAGGATTTGGACATAAAATAGAAATTTGAGCTACTTGTTTTTGAACAAATCTTGGAACTTCGAATGTTTGAACATATCCTTCTATAAAAACATCTCTCTCATCATCTTTAAAGTAAATTTTGCACCATTCTTTATTTCTAAAATGTTTATATAATGCTAATCTATTCTTTTGAACATCACCATTAATATAAACAGTAATAACAATCTCCCTATTTGGAATTCTCGAACTATTAAAAGAAGATCCATCACCATTAGCATAATTTGACATATTTACATTTGCATTTGGAGGGTTTAACCCAGTAATATCTGCTACTTGATAATTTTCTTCATTATGAGTAAGTTCGAGAGTTGATCCTTTTGCATTTTCAATTTTTAAAGTAAACATATCTTCCCTCCTATTATGTTGATGCTAAATTTAATAAATTTCTTGTTTGTCTATATAATTCTAATCTTGATGGTTGTTTAGGTGCATTAATTACTTGTGTAAAATTATTAATATTTGAAGTTGTATTTGATATATTATTTATACTAGATGCATTATTTTGCATTTGATCTTTCATTTCATTTGCTACTGCTTTAATCCAATGTTTATTTCTTTCAAGTGGAACTACCGCTTCAGCTCCATTACCTTCTAACAATCCAACTTCTCCTTTTTTAAGAACTCCACCTTTTTCAAGTCTTGGTAAATTAACTCTACTAAAATTTCCTATACTTACTCCGAGGAATGTTATTTATTAAATTTATTGCTCCATTAATCATATCAATTCCTTTATTGATTACATTTTCAATCATTGATATTACTCCATTAATACCTGCTTTAACAGCTCCACCTATTGCATCTCCTATTGTTGTTCCTAAACTTGAAAATTTATCTTTGATTGTATTCCATAATCCGCCAAAGAAATTGCCTATTCCACTAAATATACTTGTAATATTGTTCCATGCCTCTTGAAATCTATCTCTGAACCATCCACCTATATTACCAAAAATGTTTGTAACACTATTCCATGCTCCGTTGAAAAAACTGTCCTATTCCATTGAAAATTCCTGTAATATTATTCCATGCTTGTTGAAACATATCTTTAAACCAATTCCCCACATTTGCAAAAACATTTTGAATTCCTTTCCATGCTCCGCTGAAAAAACTGACTTAATTGTGCAGGTAATTGAGCTAGACCTTGAAATATTGCTACAATTATTTGTGGGATTGCTTTTAAAAGTTCCATACATATTTGTGGAATTGCTGTAATAAGTCCCATAAATAATTTAATTGCTCCAGCAATTAAAGTTGGTAAATTTTCAATTAATACTTTCACTATTGTCATAACGATTTTTGGAATTTCAGGTATTAAAGCTTGTATAATTTGAGGAATTGCTTGTATAATTCCCATTAATAACTGAATTGCTCCATTAATAATTGCATCTGTTCCATTTATTAGACCATTTACTATTGCTTGTATTATAGTTGGTAAGGCATCTATAAGTGCATCTATAATATCAGGAATAGCTTCAACAATTCCCATTAACAACTGAATCGCTCCATCAATTATAAGAGGTATTCCTGTAATCAAACCATTAACAATACTATTTATTATTTGTGGTAAAGCTTTCAGAAGAGATTTAATAATAGTTGGAATTGCATCTATTATTGCCATAAAGAATTGAATTGCACCTTTTATTAACTGTGGTATACCATCTATTAATAACTGTACGATTTTAGGTATTATATCTATTATTTGAACTAATATTTCAGGCAACATTTCTCCTATCCCTGTTAGGATACTTTCAATTAATTGTATTCCTGCTTTTATTAGTAATGGTAATGAATTCAGTAATCCTTTTACGATTTGAGGAATTACATCAATAACTGTTTGAATTACTGTTGGCAAAGCTTCAGTAATTCCCTCCAGTAATTTAAAAATGCCATCAACTATAACAGGTAATACTTTATTGATTAAATCTGCCATTTGAGGTACTAACTCATTCAGCAATGATAATACACTATCAACTACCAGTGTTACTTTCGGTAATAAATTTGCAAATACTGTTCCAATACTATCAATAAAGTTTTCCATCAGAACATCAAAGTTAGCATTTTCATCAGCTATTCCTGTTATTAAGTTTGTCCACGCTGATTTCATTGAAGAAATAGAACCTTGAATTGTTGTACTTGCTTCTTTTGCTGTTGTTCCTGTTATATCTAATTCTCCTTGAATTACATGGATTGCTTGATATACATCGTTTAAACTTGATATATCATATTTAACACCAGAAATAGCAGTTGCATCTTTTAACAAACGTTCCATTTCTGATTTAGTACCACCATATCCGAGCTTTAAGTTATCAAGCATAGTATAATTTTGTTTTGCAAAACCTTGATAAGCATTTTGAATACTAGCTATATCAGTACCCATTTTATTTGCATTGTCTGACATATCTGTAATTGCCATATCTGCAACACTTGCAGCCTTATCTGTATCTCCACCTAAACTTTGCAACAATGAAGCCGAAAAGCTTGTGACTGTTTCCATATATTGATTTGCAGACATTCCAGCAGTTTTATAAGCATTGTTAGCATATTCTTGAACTTTTTTACTACTGCTTTTAAATAAAGTATCAACACCACCAACTAATTGCTCATATTCTGCATAATTTGCAATAGCTGACTTTGTGATTGCTACTAGTCCTGCTGCTGCCATTGTAGCACCTGCTACTGCTGCAGTCGCTAATCCTTTTGCTAATCCTTTTGCAAGATTTCCAACTTTGCTTTCAGATTTTTCGCTTTCGTTTCCAACATCCTTAATACCTTTTGTAGCTTCAGCACTAGCAGTTCCAACTTCTTTTGAATTTTTTTCAACTTCATCTAATGCTGTTGAATACTGTCTAATTTCTTTTTCTGTTTTATTGACAGTTGCTTGTTGATTAAGAATCGTTATTTTTAGTTTATCTGCTGCAGCTGCATTTGCAGTTTGTTCTTTTTCAATATCGTTCAAAGCTTTTTCATATTTTTTATATTGCTCAGAAGTTTTAGAAACACCTTGATTTGATAATTGTTGAAGTTTTGCTTTTAATTCATCGGATCTTTTTCCATTTTCTTGTTCAGCTTTTTCAATCTCTTTTAATTGTGATTTGTAACTATTAAGTTTTTTATTTTCTTCAACTAATACAGATCCTAATTGTTTCAGTTTGGCATTCAAACCTTGGCTTGATTTTGTCCAGTCGTCCATCCCAGCACTCGCTGCCTTAAATTCTGCATTAGCAAGTTTTATATTTTTATTTGCTTCTGTTATACCTTTTTTTAAGTCGGATATATCGACTTTGAATTTGGTGGTTATATCCTCACCTTTAGCCATTGTCTACCTCCTTTTCAATCAAAACCATGTATCACCAGCTGGTCTTCTAATTTTCTTAGGTTTCTTTTCTTTTTCGTTATAAATATTTAATCTTCTAACTAATAGAAAAACTTCATGAAATTTTTTCTGTCTAATATCAAATGGAGATAAACTTGGAAAACGATCACATATTGTCATTTCCAATTCAAAAAATATTTGATAAAGGGTGATATCTCTATCACCCTCACTTATTTTTTTCCATTTGCACCTTTAGTCATTTGAGAAATTGAAAACTTAACAACTTCAACTAATGCGGTAGCAATTTCGGATACTTTTGTTTTCTTTAAATCCTCATCTGTCAAACCATCAAACATATCTTTCAATAGTGGTTTAATTATATCCATACCTTTTATTACTACATTTCCGACTAATCTGATTATTTCAGCATCTGTACCTGTTTCTAATTTATCTAAATTTATAAGATCTACTAAATCCTCAACTGTTCCAAACATTAAGTCATAAGTTTCAGCTGTATAAGTTTTTATAACTTTTTTCTTTTCATAAATATTTAATTTTAATTCCATTTTTAAATCCTCCCTAAAATATAATTTGTGGAGTAATTTACATACGAAAGGAACAATATGTAAAAGCGTGAATTCCCGTTGTCCTCCACTATATGAAAAAAAGATGTCAAATTAGACATCTCTTTTATCATCTCTTAAGCTTTAGCTTTTAAATCATCTGGTGTTATAACTTTATCGAAAAATCCTGTTACATCAGCTAGGTCTTTTCCTAAATCAACATTAATTGCTTTTGCACCTTTATTTTTGGTTTTTGTAAATTTATGTGTTGTATTAATTCCTGTATAAGTAATTTCTTGACCATTTGCATCTGTTCCGTCATTTTCTGTTGCATGTGTAGCTTCAGGAATATTAAATGTTCCTTTGTATCTCCATACATAAACTTCATCACCATTTGTTTTCTTTGTTTTATAACCCATGGCGAAATATTTAGTTTGCCTTTCTCCCTCTATTAATGTTCCTGTTGTCTCATCATATTGTTGACCTGTAATTTTAGCAAGAACTTCTGGATCTATTGCTGATACAGAACAAGTAACTTCATCTGCTCCAGTTGAAGAAATTACTAATGCTGGCATATTATCATAATATTTACTTTCATTTGAACTTTCTGTTGATTTTGAAAGTTCTGCTATACCAGCAATTGAGAATACTTCTCCTGTTACATATCCTTCTTCTTCACCAGAAAGATTATTATCTTTTAATACTTCTGCAGCAACTAAACCTTCAATTCCTCTGTATTCTACTACTTCACCTAATTCTTTATTTAGTGACATAATTTAATTCCTCCTTATTTTTCTATTTTCAAGACATTTATCCCACGTCCTGTATGGGTTGGCTCATCACTTGCGACATCGTAACCTTTGCCACGAACGATAAATCCGTTTTGTTTAAATATTTTTTTAGCTTCTAGTAATTTTGTATTTACTAGATTTGGATCATTTGAATAAAAATTCACATCGAAATCCCAAATATACGCATTTTCTTTATTGTCATAAAATTCATCATCTGCAGAATCATTATTCCAAAATGTAAAAAAGCTATCAGGATATAGGTCATCTTTATTTAATGTTCCTTGCTGAAATACTGGGAAATTAAACGTTTCCAATATTTTTATTAGTTCTTCTTTCATATTTATCCGTTTAACCTCCTTATTTCTTCATAAAATATATCTTCTTGTATTTGCTTCACTTTATTTTCTAATTTCTTGCTTTTAGGGCTAAGTGCATTATATAAATTCTGATCTTTTGGAATTTTTGGTGTTCCATACATCAACATAATTGATGCAATTCCTCCTTTACTAATGCTAAAACCTACTGGAATACTTGCTTGTGTTCCAGTCCATTCAACTACTCCCTCTGTATAAAGTGACTTTTCTGTTACTCCTGTATCCTTATGTGGTTTAATAGCTTGTAAAGCATCACTTGTAACTTGCCTATGGCATTCTTTTAATGCTTTTTCAGCAGTCTTTTTTACATTACCTCCCAAACTATTCAATCTTTTTGTAAGTGCATCAAATCCATCAAATTCAAATTTTAATTTTGTACTCATATTTAAGCTCCACCTTTAATTCTTTTTACTTTAAATTTTAAAAATTGGTGTCTCTGATTTATATCTTCTGGTTCACTTATAATATCATAAGTTGCGCCGTCTTCTCTTGCAACTCTGCAGTTTGCTTTTATATCTGGTCTATACATTGTTTCAATGTTTGCTGTATCTTCAATGGAATAGACACCATTTATATCTCGCTCTGTACCACCATACGTTTTGAAACTACCAAAGAATAAATTAATTGAATTTCCTTTTTTATCTTTAACATTTAAAGCTTCTTCAATTGATGGATAAATTGGTTTATTTACTCCACTAACATTTTTATAAGTTGGAATTAATAAAATAAGTGGAATTGGATTGGTTATATTTAATGTAAAACTACTCATTTTTTTCTTCCTCCTTAAGTGCTAATTGAGTGGCTCTTTGCCAAAAATATGTTGATAAATTTGATTTTTGAAAATAAACATCATCAATACCTCTTGCAATTACTCCAGCTGATTTTTCATCATTAACAATAGATGGGGCTATTCCCCCATCTATCATTAATTGTTTGATTTCATCAATCCAGCCTTGAATAATATCATCTTGGTAATTTCCTGTAATTCCCAAACTTTTCTTAACTTTTTCTAACATATTACTGCTCCTTTTTAGTCAGCTTTTTTAACTAGTCTCCTTGTATCAGATAATAATTCATTTGCTCTTGCTTCTTCGAATTCTATAATATCATTTTCTTTATATTCAACTTTTGAATTGTATTTGTCTGTAAAAGCAATTAAAATTTTAAGCTTAACTTTTTTATTTTCTGATTTTTTGTTACTAACTTTTTTCTCTGATTTTTCATCTTTTTCAGTCTCAACCTTTGGTTCTTCTGTTACTTCTTTGTTTTCTTCTACATTTGAAGGTGATTCTACACTTTCTTTTTTCATTTCTTCTGCATTTTCTCCTGTGCTTGTAATAACTTCATTTTCTGTTGTTTCAGCAACTGCTGTTTCTTCAACAGCAGTCTCCTCAACTTTTTTTACATCTTCTTTTGATGCTTCTTCAACATTATTTTCTACTTTTTTGTTACTCATAATTTACTCCTTTCTAAGCCTTTACACTTTTCTTTAATAAATAAATATAGTTTGTATTTAATGGTTTACCATCTAAAATAACTAAACCTTTTGTAATCCATTTGTTCTTATCTTCATCGAAATATCTCTTATAACCAAATGTCATGTTTGAGTTGATACCATAAGCTTTTTCAGGTACCCAGAATATTCCAAAATATTCTCCATTTGCACATAAATCAAATGATTTGAATAAATCTTGTTCTGTTCTAAGTACAGGATATTCATTAAATTTATATTGTTTATCACTAACATCAAATCCTGCTTTATTTATTGGTTGATTATTAGAATCTTTCATTGTGCATAAATTACCTACATAGGTTTGTTTTGCCATAGCAAATTCTGGATTAGCTCCTTCCATTCCTAAAGGTATATTAGCAAATAATTTTTTCTCCCATGCTGTCCAATCAGAAATTTCCTCTTCTGTAAATTCTATAATATTAGCTGCTGGAATTCTTTTTAATCCTGCTGCAACATCTGTAAGTATTCCTGTTGGTTGTGCATTTCCTGTACCTTTTAAAACTGCTATATCTCTAGCTTTTAAATAAGCTGATAATAAAGCATTTATTAATTCTTTTTCAAATACTTCTACACTTAATATGCTTTGTAGTAAAGATTGTGCTATTCTTATTTCTCCTATATGGTAAGAGAATACAACGCTTCCTTTAGCACCATCAACACCTTGTTCTTCACTAACTCCATGTTCACTATCTGTTCCTTCTATACCACTCCATGTAAATGTTGCATCAAAGTCTGCTATTGGAACTTCAACACCACCTTGAACATTTAACATACGAACTCTTGAAGAAAATTGTCCATGTACCCCTTCAATTTTCTTAATTAATTCTTGTAATACAGTATGAGGAATTAATACTCCCAATTCTTCACTTGTTACTTCTCCTGCTGCTCTTGTTTCAGCACGATATTGAGTTAAAATTTCATTTAGTTTTTCACTTCTTGTTCCTGTTTGTGCATATTGTTTAAAAGCCATTCTATATTCCATTGAAGAAAGTATATCTTCTTCATTATTTGAAGCTTGTCCTCTTTGGTTCATTTTTGCTCCTCCTATAACATTTAAAACAGCATTAGGATTAAATCCATTTGCACTTCTTCCTTCATCTGCTTTATCATCTTTTTTGTCATTGTTTCTGTCTTCTGCATCTCCATCATCATTGCCATCATTATTATTATCTTCTTCTAATTTTTTTAATTGTTCCTCTGCATCATTAATTTCATCACGTAATGCTATTAGGTTTTCTCCTAAACTTCTAACCTCATCAATATCTTGTGAGTTTTTCATTTTTTCTTCCTTTTCTTTTAATTCTGTTCTTTTTCTTTCAATTAATTTTTGTAAAAATTTTTTCATTTTAAAATCCTCCTAATAAATATTTTATTTTAAGCTTTTCAAGCTCTAATTTTTTTGAAGAAGTATCCACCTCTCCACTTCTAGCAGTGTCCACCGCTAGGCGTGCAGTATCCACCGCACTTTTATCTCTAGCAGCTATTGAAGTATCTTCGTATGCAGGAAATGTTACTGCACTAACTTCAACAACTGTTGAAATCGCTTTTATATGTCTTGTTGGATAATCGCTGTCAAGATTTTCCCATTCCTCATCTTCTATTCCAAACATAAATGACATACCTGTTATGTCTCCACGCTCAATTGCACTATATAAATTTCTAGCTTCTGTATTATTTTCCACATCTAATTCAACTTGAATTTCCATTCCTTCATCATCAACAGTTAATTGCATTGTTGAATTTTTAGTATTTCTTCTTGACCTTGCAAGAGGTATTTTAGATTGATCGTGATTTACTAAAAATCTAACATCTTCTAAATTCGTTTTTTTCAATGCTCCTTTTTCAATTACTTCTGCAAATATTCCAGCAATATCTGTTTTACTTTCATATACTATTGGTCTACCAACAATTATATTGCCCCTTTTTTCATCTTTTTGAGCTCGTATATTAAAGTCATAATTTCTTCTTATTAATTCATTATTCATTTTCATTACCTCCAACATCATTATTTTCTTGATTATCTATCTTGTTATTTTCAGCATTAGTTTTGTTACTTGACATTGCAATTTGTCCCGCAAGTTCTGGGAGTGGTCTCATTCCAAAAGCTGTACGAACTTCATTTTTATAGCAACTTCCACTATCAACTAATAAATCAAATAACTCTATTTTTTGACCTGTATCCATAAAAATTAATTCATGTGGATATAATACAACAGCATTTCCAAATCCTTTTTCTCTTTCTGAAAAAAGTCCCATTGTAATTGCTTCCCCCGTTTTTTTAATTACAGGTTCCAAACTTTTTTGATAAAAAGCTTCATATTGTGCTTTTGTATAATCTCCTGTTAATATTGGAAGAGAAACACCCCAATTTCTTAATATCTTTTCATCAATAAACTTCAATGTTGTTGCATCTACTAATTGAATTTTATTTTGTAGTGGTATATATTCTCCCTTTATATCTAATGGCAAAAATCCACTTTCATTTTTTGCAAGTCTAGTCTCAATTTCTTTAATGTTCTTTTCCATTTTTCCATCATCTAATAATGTATTGTATTTAATAACTCCATTAATAGAAAACGAACTTTTTAATGCTTTAGCAACTCCCTGTAATAAAGTATCATTTAATTCTAGTGTTTTTAATAGTGCTTTATTATCTGGTTGTCCAAATTCATTGCCTCCCATAAGCTCATTTATTGAATATCTATATCTAATATGTATTACGTCTGCATAAGCTAATATTGTTTCATATCCATTTAAAAACTTAAATTTTATTCCTAACTTTCCTTGTGGATCTTGTAAAAAGGTAACATCTGTTGGTTGTATTGGATAAAGTGCTGTATATTCTTTATTGCCAGCACTATCTTTTTTATATGTTGGAATAATAAAAGCATTAAAATTAAGAAATAATTGCCAAAATACCTTTTCAAAGAAATCACTTTGCGTCATTCTTTCATTTGGTTGATCTAATAATCTTTGAATTTTACTATTTTCAACAGGTATTAGATCACTTCCACTTTTTCTAATATGGAAAGGATTTACTTTTGTTAATTCTGTTACTAAACACGAAATAGCCTGTTGCACAACATCACTAGCATATATATCTTGACCAAATTGTGAAAAGATTGGAATATAACCATTTAACATTTCTGCATATTTCATATTTTCATTTCTTGGCTTTTTAAATTTATTAATAAACTCAATTAAGTTCAATGCTATTTACCTCCTTAATTTCTAAAATATCACAACCTCTATTATTCATATAAAAAAGATACATTGCTTCTTCCTTGTTTGTTGCTTCAATATTATCAATACGAATATTAGAATATTTTTGATATTTAATCCTGTATTTTTTCATCATCTTCTCCTCACTATTTTATAAGTTTGTGAAATTCATTACGATAACGTCTATATACTTCATATAAAATAATTAATGTCACAGCTCCATCAATTCTTTTACTTGCTTGATTCTTTACTTTTACACACATTATATTTCCATAATTGTCCATTTCCATTGCTGAATTACCTAGGCACCATTTATCCATAGAATTTTTGTTATAATTAATTCTTTGATCTTGTAATTCTGCTTCTACTAATTTCATTGCATTTGATAAAACTTTACCTTGTAAAATCATTTCTGTTTCAAAGCTAAATTCGTTCATTCTATCTGTAAATGGCTTTGAAAATCTTTGATCATAACCAGCCATATAAGTTTTTATCCCATAATTTTTATATAGTTCATAAAACCAATCTGCTATTTTTGATATATCAATTTCATTTCCTTCATGTATTGTAAGTAATCCTTCTCTCGCCCATTCCTCATATTTTGCACCAGCTTCCTTGTCATTGCTGTCTTGTAATTTACTTTCTGGTATCCAATAATGAGAATATACATATTTGGTTTTATCGTTTGGCTTCATCAATAATATTTTTGCATTTGATAAATCTGTTGTTTCTGATAAGTCAACAGCACCCAAACAAAAAGAACCTCTAAAGTCTTCTAAACTAAAAGGTTCTATTTCATAGTTATAATCTTCAAGCATTAACCATGATTGAGCATTATTTTGTTTTATATTAAAATCTTTGCAAAGAGTATGCATTCTTTTTGATTTTGATGTTTTTGATTTTTCTATTTCTCCTCTTAATGATTTCCACTTTTTTACCACACCTAGACCGAGGATTAGATTTATACCAACTTTGTTCATCTTGCCATATTTCTTCTTCGCTATCCTGTGTATATAACCATGGTAAATAATGTATATCATTAGTTTCATCAAATAAAACTTCTCTTGCATATTTTAATTCATTATCTAAATAACCATCATTTATAAATCCTTCTGTTGTTAGATTTATAAATAATGGTTCATCTTTTGTTGACATGGATTTTTGCCCTGCTTCTGCAATTTCATCATTTGGTGCATCATGACTTTCGTCCATATACATTTTATCTATATTTCTACCATCTTTATTTTGTGTTTTACTTGACATTTTAAATATTGTAATATTCTTTTTAGTATTACATATTGAGGACATATTTTTATGTGTAACTCTCGAATGTGGATCTATTCTTTTTCTCATATTGTCTATTTCGTTCCAAAGTAAACTTGCTTGCTTATCATCATTAGATGCACAAACAATGTCCATTCCACCTTCTCCAATTCTTAAATCTGTATGAGCATCTGCTGCCATTAATGTTGTCTTTCCATTTTTTCTTGCAATTAATAAAATTACATTTTGAAATCTCCTTGCCCATCTATTTAATTCTTCATCAAATACTTTAAAAGAATATACAACTTCTATAAAAGCCTTTTCCCAAAGTAATAATTGCATTGGCACATTATAAAATGGTTTCTTGCTTTGTAAACACAAGTTTTCCATAAATTCTATTCTTAAATGACTTTCACTTGTATCATATCTATATTGAGGATTATCTAAATCCTTAATTAATTTTTGTAATTCTGTTTTTAATTCTAATCCAACTATTATATTTCCTTTTTGTATTTCTTCATAATATTGTCTTAAATAATTAACCTCCAAACTTTTGTCGCTCCTCTAGGAATTTTTGAACTGGATCATCTTCTATTTCATGGCCATTAATCATAGAATACAACATTCTAATTGCGTTCATATAACTTTGTGAACATTCCTTGTATAACTTTGCAGCTTTTGTTGTCCTTTGTTGAGTTGGATTTTTAGGATTTACTTGTATGAATGGCAATTTTTTTAATTCTTCCATTCTATCTTCCAAAAAGGCTATATTATCTAAAAGTGGATTTATTAATTGTTTCTTATTTTCATCTATATCTTTAAAAATTTCATCTAAATTTTCCCTTCTTGTCAAATATATTCCCTTCTTTCTGTATCTATTTTTTTCAATTCCAAAAAAAATGAAAATTTTACTTCGTGTGGAAAAGAGGTTCCCCTTACAGTCCCCACCAAAAACATTTATGGTGTCTTGGAGGGGGGCTATTCTTGAAAACTCTCAAACCATTCTTCAATGTATTTTTTCCAATTTTCATCTTTTGCTCTACTTAAACATATTTCTTTATCACAATCAATATATATAAGCTCTGCACCTAGTTTATCAGCAAGTCTTTGTCTTTCCATCTTTAATGGATATGTTCCTACAATAAAAGCATTCTGCCAGTTTCCTAGTCTCATCTTTACTTGATCTATTAAACAATTTCTTGTTTCAAAAATATTTTGTTGCAACTTTCTTGGTTTGTTATATTTATCGCAGAAGCTTATGCATTCCCATATCTTGTCTATATCTATAATTAAATCATCAGCTGTCCCCATATTTTCAACCCATGTAGATTTACCAGCACAAGGAGATCCATAAACTATATACACTTTCTTTGGCAATTCATATCCAAAACGATGATGTACTTTATTATGGCATTTAAAATGTATTAACATTATATTATCAGGATTAAGACTTATATTATAATCATTAACATTGCTATTATTTAATGGTATTTTATGATGTCCAATACAATCATAAGCTTTTACTATCTCTTCTCCACAATATTCACAAATTAGTTTTTCTTCATCATTTACTCTTTCTAATCTTAGATTCTTTAATAAATTTTGCCATTCTTTTGATTTATATAAATCATGAGCATTTTCAAACATAATCTATTTTCCTTTACCATAATTCATTTTCTGCTTGTTTTTCTTTAAGTTCTAATTCACGTTTGCTAAATCCTAGTTTAATCATGTTTTCTCTACCTTTTCTTTTTGCTTCTGAAACTCTTGTTAAACTATCTTCTATTTTCTGTATCTTATCAATTGTTGGTTCCGCTTCTGTTGTAGTTTCTATACTTCCTTGACTATTCTTCTTTTTTATACTACCTACTGTCATATCTTTATCTGATTGTTCTAATTTATTTATTCTTCGCATCATTCTTAATTCACGAATGGTCAACATTTTATATTCTTCTATGTATCCATCTAATAATTTATCTGTACTTTCTATTTTCATATTTTTGAATAATTGCTTTTCCTCTTCTGTTAATACACTTTGATAAATATTTTCATATTCTCCTGTTGTTACAGCATTCTTATTTTCTGTTGCTGGGTGTCCACCTTTATTGTTCTTTGCATTTTTATTTCCTTTAAGAACTTCGCTTTTTTCTCTAGTTAGATTATATTTTCTTATAATCTTCTTCAAATCAGGCAAGGTAATGTTGTATTTTTTAAATATGTCTTTATATCGCATTCCCTGTAAATAATCATTCTTTATTTTTTCTTCTTTATTTTGTGTCAATACAACTCACCCACCTCCATTACTTTTTTAAACAATCTAAAAACTGCAATTTTATTTCATTTGCAATTTTCTTCATCATTATCGGTGGAACACTCATTCCACATATATATTGAACATTTTGTCCACAAAAGTTATAATCTTGTGGAAATGTTTGAATTAATTTTATATCTCTATCACTTATTGATGCAGGAACATCAAATCTTAAAAACAAACCTCCTGCTGCTAATGTATTTGGTATTCTGTTATCTTTTACAAATTGTGTATTAAAACTACTAATTTTACCATTTTCAGTTCTTTCAATAGTATCACATAAACTATTATCTTTTCTGCTTCTTTTTAACCATCTTTGATATAGCATAGTATCTTTATTGATTGGTTTATATTCTGTATCTTTTATTTGTCCGTATGTTATAAATTCTTCATTGAATTCTAACTTTATTTTTGGTAGTTCTAAATCTTTTCTCGTTGCTATAAAGAAAACTCTTTCTCTTTTTTGTGGTACACCCATTCTTGCTGAATTTAATAAAAATATTTGTGTTTTATATCCCACTTCATCTAATTTTTTTATTATTAAATTAACATATCCTCTAGCATTTCCCATTAATATTCCTTTTACATTTTCGGCAACAATTATTTTGGGTTTTAATTTTTCAGCTAGCTTTATAAATTCAAAAAATAAATCATCTAAAACTTGATATGCTTGACCTTCTCTAAATTTTTTACTTTTTCCCCAATTTTTTTCTCTTTCTCCAGCTAATGAAAAAGTGCTACATGGAGGACTACCATCTAATATATCTAAATTATATAATTCTTTAGGATAATCTTTTAAAGCAATCATTTCTTGAATTGGCATACAGTAATTATATTTAGGATTATGATTTTTTACATATACTTCATTTATTTTTTTATCTATTTCGCAATTTCCTATAACATTATATCCTGCTAATTTATATCCCATAGTTGAACCGCCACCACACGAAAAACACGAAAAGACATTATAATTATTTTTTGAAACTTGTTTTAAATCTTTTAGATTCCACTCATATTCTGGCATTGTATTCTCCTTATTTTTTTATATCAAACATAAAACCACATTTAGGACATTGACATTTGAATTTATCATCACCAAATTCTGTTAGTTCAACTTCTTTATTATCATTGATTATTTCTTCCGCTTCTTTAAATATCTTTTCTATTTCATTTTCATCAAAACCTGTTATATCTAAATCGTAATTGCTATCTCTTAACTCTGAAAGCAATTCTTCCAATTTATCATTGTCCCATTCTCCAGATATTTTATTAAGTGCTATATTTAATGCTTTTTCTTTGTTTTTATCTAAATTAACAATATTGCAATCTATTTCTGTATATCCTAGTTCCTTTAATACCTTTAATCTTTGATGTCCACTTATAACAGTCATATCTGTATTAACTATAATCGGTGCAACATATCCAAATTCAACTAGGCTTCTCTTTATTCTTTGATATTCTACATTTTCTGGTTTTAAATCTATTCTTGGATTGTATTCTGCCGGTTTTAGATTTGCGATTTTTATTTTTCTTATATTCATCTTTATACTCCTTAAAACATCTTGTTTCATATTTGCAATTTTTACATTCTCTTGTCATACATCTACCAATATCCATAGATATACCTCTTTACACATTAGTATAATAAAAAAGCTCGTAGGCTTTTTTGCTTACGAACTTTTTATACATTTATCACTATACATATTATATCACACATTTTGTATCATTTTGTGTCAAGTTTTTTTAATGTCCTATAATATATATTTCTTACATTCTCGTATGTATTATTTGTTTTCATTGCAATTTCTTCAAAACTCATATCTGTTATAAATCTGTATTCCATAACAGATTTTGCAATAGGATCTTCTATTGTGTCAATTACTTTTGTTAATTCTTCTAATTCAAGAGGAATCTCCTTTTCTAATCTTTTTTGCTTTTTTTCGTACATCTCAATTTTGTAATGTGTAATAACATCATATCCTTCTATCTTTACATTATGAGGATAACCAGTTTTATAATCTTTCGCAAAGTCAGTAACTATTTTGGGCTTTGCTCTTAATTTTTCAATTATCTTTTTTGTAGTATTTAATTCTTTATTCTTTTTCAAATATCTACTTAATGCTTTAATTTCCATATACACACCACCTTTTCTTTTTCCGTTTCTCTTAATCTAAATTTGTATGTATTATAATTTTCTAAATCTTTTTGCACATTCATCTTTTGTCCTCCTATTCAAAAAATATATAATTTTTCCCTTTAATTTCAACTATTTGAAATCTCTAAATTTTCTATTGTGTTCGTTTTTGTTTTTTTATTGTTCATAATAAATTTTTTTATTATTTTCTTACAGCTACCTATGGTTATTGTTTTTTTATATTCTATCGTTTTTTATTTTATTGTTTTTATATGAATTATTGACTATATTGTAATATCTCAAATATGTATATTTGTCTTTATTTCCTTGAACAATCTTATTTATTTCATTTCGTTGTATTCCTTCACTTTGCAAGAGTTTAATGAATTTCTTTTTGCTTATTTTTTTATCCAAAATAGGATATATAGCTTTATACAAATTATTAACAACTTTCTTTGTCATATCAAATATATCTACACTTATTTCTGCTATTGTATTAGCAATTTGTTCAAATGCTTCCACTACTGGTTTCATAACGTCATCAATAAGTTTTTTTATTTTCTTTTCCGCTTCTATATATTCCTCTTCTGATAGTCCTACTTTTAAATTATCTCCATCACAAATCATTTCAGAAAAATATCCACTTTTGTTTAAGCATTGAACTTGTCCAATTGTAATATTTTTATAATCAATTTGTTTCATTATCTATTCCCCTTCTTTATCTATTAATTCATCTCCCCAATATAAATCATACATTGGATTTTCTACTCTTTTATTACAATAATCACTTACTGTTTGTCGACTTATAAATAAATTCTTTGCTGCATCTCTTGTACCTTTAAAAACTTTTATTATAACACCTTCATTATCAAGCATTACAATTGATTTTCTATGAGATTGCCAACCAGTTCTTTTACCCGCTTCTGATCTAGTTGTAATTTGAAGATTTGATAATCTATTGTCTGATATTATTCCATTTTTGTGATATGCTACCTCTTCTGCTTTTAATTTTCTATTAAATGTTTCAATTACAAGTTTTGCTACATTGTAGTCCTTTCCTTTTTCATCAATATGTAATTTTATTACTTGTATTGAACCTTTTCTAAATGTTTTTAAATATCTATATTTGTATTTATAAAATCTTCTGACTCTTCCATAATTACTAATTTCATATTTAGAATTTAATATTCTTTCCCATATTTCATCTTTATATTTTATTTCTTGTGTTTTTTTCATTTATTTTTTCCTTTAAAAAATTCTTTCCAAAAAGATGACATTTTTTCTACTTTTTCCAGTACAACATCTAATATTGGTTGTCCAATTTCCATCGCCAATCCCATTATGTTTGCAAATATCCAAAACATAAAATATACTGGACTAAGTAATACAACTAATATTTTAAATAATATCTCTTTCATAAATTCTCCTTACTATTCTCTTGATATATTTTTAGCATTCTTATTACATCATTGTAGGTATCCAATTGTCCTTCGTAATAATCTTTTGAATGAAATAAAGTCATGTTTTGTTCTTCAATAATATTTTCAGTATTTGTTCTTGATACTTCTAAATGTTCTATTATGCTTTGTAAATTTTCTAAATCCAGTTTTCCCATCTTAATCCCCCCACACTTCTTTTCGTATTCCTTCTTCTTCCGCTTCTTCTTGTTTCCATATTTCTTTTTCTAAAGCCTTTTTCGTTGTTCTCCAACCAATATTCCAAAAAGCTTCATTTTCTAATTCTCCTTCATAACTAAATTGATCTGGTATATATTCTCTAATAAATTCTATCAATCCTTCTTTTTCTAATTCTTTACAGTATTTTCTAGCTTTGTAATATGAGATATTTTGTATATCTGCTAATCCTCTTGTACTAATAACATAACCGAGGATTCATAATACAAACATCATTTCTGCAAATCATTCTAAATATTGCTTGTTTTATATTTTCTACTTTATCATTTTTCATTATTTTTCCCCTTTTTCTTTTTATTGGCTTCATCAATCATTTCATTAACTACTTTTAATACTGTTTCTTTGTCTTTTCCGGTTTCTTCCATAATAATTTTTATTGTTGCTGCTACTCCCATTAAAATATCTGCAACTTTTATACCATCTTTTACAAAATATACATTTATCGCTTCTTCATCTTTTGTGAATGTTACAAATTCTTTTTCATCATAATAACATCCTTTGCATCCCATTTTTTCAACTCTGCAAGTATCCCATTCTTTTCCTGTACACTTCATCTTTTAGTACCTCCATATAAATTTAATTTTTCATTTTGCTTTGTCTTTCTTTTATAAAATCATCATATAATCTTGATTTCATCGTGTCTGTTTCCGGCTCATATATTAATTGTAAACTTGTATTGCAATGTAAACATCTTCCTTGTCCTAAATCAAACATGCCCATTTTATGAAATATTGATTTTGTTGCATATATCTCTTTATTACAATTACAACATATAACTTTATATTTTTTTGTTTCAGCCATTGATTATTCCTCCTTTGTAAAACAATATTCATCTAATTTTGCATCACAAAATTTTATACTGTTTGGTGTTGTCTCTCCTATTTGTCCATTTTCATATTCTACTAATCCAACTTCAAATTCTTGACCTAATAAATTTTTTGTATGTACCCATTTATGAAATAATGCTTTTTTATTTCTAACTATACATGGTCTGTATTCACTATTTATTCTTTTTTTATTTAATAACTCATTGTATTCACTTTGAATTCTGTCTGCTATTTCTCGTAATTCGTTATTTTCTAGGCATATCGTTTCATAATCGCTTTCCTTATATCTTTTAATGAAATCTAATATTTGTCTTGTCGCTATTTTTAAATAATTAACTCTTCCTCCTATAATAATCACATTATCAAATACACATTTTTCTAATATATATGCAGCAGCTTCTATATCTTCTCCCTTTAATATATTGCTTTTAGCTAATTGCATTTTTTGTATCTGTTCTTCTGTCATTTTATTTTCCCCTCCAATCCTTTTATTGCATTAGTCCAACATTTTGTACAGCCAATACTTTCATAATTGCAAATATCCTCTTCTTTTTGTTTGTCTATTTTTTCTGATCCAAATATATCTGATGGACACATATTTATTCCACCATCACAAAATATTTGATGACATCCTTCTTCTGTTGCATTTTCTATTACTATTTTCATTATTTCTTTATATGTAATATTGGTTTCAAGATTTTCTGTAAATATCACTTTCTTTTTTCCCGACATATCATAAATATTACTCATGAATTGAATCACCTCTTAATTAAATAATCACATGTTACCATTTTATTTTGTATCAATTCACACATAAAATCTTGTGCTGTTCTTTCATCTCTATATCTACAATTAGCATTTTTATGTATTCTTGGATCTTCCTCTTCCCATTTTTCAATATCTATCATTACAGGACTTAAAAAAATATATTGTATTCCTTTTGAGAAACATAAATAATAACAATTGTCATAAGGCTTTTTACACTTTTTAAAACCTACTTTTTCAAATTCGTTCATATCTACTATCGGAACTAACATCTCTAATCCCTCCCCAGCCAATCTAATGGTATTTCAATTTCTATACTTTTACCTGTTTTAATATCACACATTGTGCAATAACCTTTTACTATATGATTCCTATATGAATTTTTATTGAAGAATTGTTTATTACAATATGGACAACTATATACAACTTGTACATCTGTCAAAAGTTCTTTATAATCTATATTATTAAATTTTGGCATATCTATTTTCCTTTCATTCTTCAGTATCTTTTGCTACAAACATCAAACACATAATTGCAATTCCTATAAATGTTCCTATGAATAAACCTAATAAAAATTTAATCATTCGCTTTCCTCTTTCTTTTTCATTTTACTAATTTTTAAATCTTCTAAAACTCTAGTTTTATATATTCTAGTATCCCAGTTTTCTTTTAGAATTCTTATATTTTTTAATAATTGTGCTATATCGCCTGTTATTAGCTTATTGTTATATTTATCAGAAAATCCTTTTAATGTTGATATAAATTCAAGCTTGTCCTTTATTACTCTTCTTTCTTGTCTAACATCTCTTAATCTAACTGCCACCTTTGAAAGTTCAAAAGCATTTAATTTACTTAATTCTATTTCATGTAATAAATCATCTTGCTCTAATTCTTTAACTCTTAATTCATTTTTTAAATCTGAATTTGTCCTTTCTATGTACGTAAAAAAATAATTCATTTCTTTTGCAAAAGCTTCAACTTCATCTATATTATCTATTTTCATTCTTTTCCTCTTCCTCTCTTGTAATCTTTATTCCTAATGATCTTTTTATGAATTCTTCACAAGCTTCTTGCTGTGAATTTTTTATTTTGTTACAAAAAGGATATTTTCCACATTTTATACACTTCATAGGCTTTTCTCCTAATATTCCTCAATTTTTATATAAATTTTAGGTGTTCTACTATATTTCTTTTCAATTTCTAATTTTGTAACTTGTGTATCATCTTTAAAAGCAAATTTATTCATAGCATCTAATACTATTTTTATAATATTATCTGCATCAGGTTTCTTTGTTGGACTTATAAGTCCTGCTAGCATTTCCGCTTCTTTCCTTTTACTTGTACTTTTTGGAATAGCAAAGTAAGCTATAATTGTTACCTTTACTCTTGTTTCTATTGTTGTAAAGTTAGGATATTCTCTAATAAACCATTGTCTCAAAAAATATTCATAGTTTTTAGTATTAGTTGGTGTATAAGCTTTTCCTGTTCTTGTATTCATTCGAGGTCTTGCTTTTCCAACAATATCTCCTATCATTTCAAATTCATATATCATTTGTATCACACTCCATTTAATTTTATTTTTCTGGCATTTCATAAACTTTAGGTATATTAAATATATTAGGTTGTATATCCATTTGTCCTTGCAAGATTGCTGGTCCTCCATTTAATTGTAAATAGCTAGAATACTTTTGTACTATTTCTGATAATACTCCTTTTGCCCTTTCTTCTGTCCCATAGAAGCCTATACTTTCTGTTCCTTCAACTCCCGGTACCTCTTCACTTTTATAGAATACAATTATTTCATCGTTTACACAGTCTATTTTTAAAATATTATTAAAATTAACTATTGTTTTTTTATCTTGGCTAACTATTATCATTTTTACCTCCATATTTTACTGTATCATTTCCATAAGAATCTCTTGTTTTTTCAATCCATTCTTTCATTGCTTTTTCAACATCATCTCTATTAGCATTAGAAACATACATCATTTGTGCTGTGTTTGGTGCAGCATTAAATTCAAATGCTAATACTACAAATCCAAATCCCTCTGGAAGTTCCTCTTTTACTTTTTTTGCAATTTGTTGCATTCTTTGTTTTGCTAATTCTTCTAATTTTTCTCTATCCAAAATCTATTCCTCCTTCATAAACTTTTTCTCCAATTTTCAATTTGAATATCGGCTTTATATTATAGCTCTCTAGAAAAATAGTGAATCCTATTAAAGTTCTAGATTTATATTTTTTCATATATTCTTGATGCATCTTATAAGCCTCATTCTTTTGATAACCTTTGCTCATAATTAATTTTATAAATCTTTTCTTTTTCATTGTTTTAGGTGTTACAATTAACTCTAATTCTCCTGAAAATCCATTTTCTCCTACCTCTGCAAAAGCTACACATTTATTTTTTATTCCACCTTCAGCATATTTTGGATTTTTACTTTCCTCATCAATTAAATTTAATTCTGTTTTCCCTAGTGGTTTCATTTCTTCATCTGAACCAACTATTGCATAAAATAGTGTACTTAGTTTACTATCTTCTCCCATTTATTTCTCCTTTTCTAATTCCTTCAAGGCTGGTTTTAAGCATTTACTACATAATGCCAATCTTAGTTCTCCTCTTCTAGTAATTGTATGTGGTATTATTGCAATTCCTCCTGTCATTTCATGCCTCTTCTCTTTTATTCTTATTTCAGCTCCACAATAGTCGCATTTATAATAATCGTATGCCTTTTTCCTTTTTGCATTTACTACTGAATTTCCACTTTCTATTGTTTCCATTTTTTGATATATTGGAACTGTATTTCTATTAAACAATGAACTAAACATACTCATACTAAAGCCCCCATTTTGTATATTGTATTAACATCATATTGCGTACTTAACTCCGTTTGATTCATTGCAGATAAAACACATTTCTTAAAATATTCCTTTGGTTTTTTTATTTCAGTTTGCGTGTTTGCTATTGCAAATTGTTTTAGTGCATATAATATTTTCTTTGAATTAAGTTCTTTTATTTTTTCTTTAGTTTTTAAGTCCATATACATTTCTTTTACTATTTCCTCAATTTCAATAGCAAGTGCAGGATCCAATACATGTAATTCACAATTACTAATAACTCTCTCAAATTCTATCTCATCCGTCTTGTCCATCTTCAATTTTTCATTTTCTTGGAACACATGATTAGATGGATAGATAGATTTAATTTTATTTAATTTAATTTTATTTAATTTAATTTCATTTAATTTGCATATTTTTGCATACACTTTTTTCAATTTTGCATTGCATTTGTATCTTTTTTGGTATGCACTTGCATTGCTTTTGCAACATTTTTTTATACTTTTGCATTTTTTTGCATTTTTCTCTTGCTTTGTATCTTTTTCTTGTTTTTCGTTTTTTTCTTTTTCTTTATTCCATCTTGCATTTGCTGCTTGTTTTCTTTTTTCTTTTAAGTCTTCGTATTTTTCCATTCTTCTAATAAAACTTTCCGACCAAAACATACCATCTTTAGAATTAAATAATCCATTTCCACTTTCACTATCTTTATACTCATTAATGCAATCATTTATATATTGTTCAACATTTATTGATGTTCCTGTTTGCATTTTTATTGCTCTATATGTATTTTTATTTAATGGCAATTTATATGTAGATTCATTTCTTAACATTTCTAATATTGCCCAATATAAACCATAACCGTTCTAGTCCGTAATCACAACGCATTGAAAGTATTTTTGGATCTGTTAGTGCGTTAGAGTCATGGCTAAAATAATATGCATCTTTGTTTGCCATGTGCGATACTCCTTTCCTAATAACTTCAAAATCTCTTTTGTTTTTTCTATTTTCTTTTATGATATACAAACATTTTTTCTTGACTTATATTAGTGTTTTTGATAAAATGAAAATAGAAAGTATTTATCTAAATATTTTTTATGAATCATCTATTTTTCGATTTGACTGTCGGTAGATGGTTCATTTTTTATATTATCTTCACAGATAAATAAAATTTCTTGTAATATTTCTCTTAATTCCGCTTCATTATGAAATTCATCTATATCAGAAATAAGATCTTTAATTTTTTTGTATCCACTCATATTTTTTACTCCTTTCAACTCTTTAATATTATTTTTCATTTTTGCTAAAGTAATAATGTGCCAATAGTAACATTTGTCTAATTTATCTGGCATTTTTTCTTCCTCCTAATACCCATTCTAAAGCTTCTATTATTGCAGAATGCATTTTTTGTTCTGTTGTTCTATCTTCAAAATTTGTGTTTTTTAAATATTCTTTATGTTTTCTAATTTCTTCTTTTATTTGTTCTTCTGTTTTCATCTTTTTTCTTCTCACTTTCTTGATACCAATCTTCTATTATTAATATTATTAATAGTCCTAAAACTGGTACCAAATATTCCCCGCCATATCCTTTGTAGCCTCTTATTGCTGTTGCATAAGCTATTGCTTTTATTGTCAATATAATTGTTGCTATTATTACTAATAATTCAATTATTCTTACTATAAATTTCTTTTTATTAAATTTTTTCATTTTTATTCTTCTCCTTTTAATCTTTTTTTGCTATACCATTCTCTTATTGCACTACCTAAAGCAACTTTTTCTTTTCCGAAATTTTCGCTTGGAAAGTCTTGTGAATTATAAATACTTAGTGCTGTTGGTACACTACAATTCCTTAATTTTGCAAATTCTGTTGGTGTATAAAAAACATCGTCTTTCAATTCCATTTTTCTTTTCCTCCTTTGAATTTTGTGTGTAGTTCGGCATTTTTAAATTTTTTCATAAATATCATTCCTTTTTTATTTTTGTTCGTTTTCTCGAACTGTTTCTGTAAAAAAATATTCTATTATCTTAATTAATGGTTCATCAAGAATTTTGCATATTTTTTTCATTTCTTCTCTTGAAAAATCAGTTTTATTATTAAGTTTATTACTTAATGTTGTTTCATTTATTCCTAATTTTTCTGCTAATTCTCTTCTACTTCCTATCTTCTCTACTATTTTTCCTTTAAGAATAGAATAATCGTATATTGTATTCTCTTCCATCCTTTTTTCTCCTTTCTTGTCATTTTTTTGTTCGTGTTTCCGAACTGACATTATAATATATTACTGTTTTTGTTTTGTCAATAGTTTTTTTGAAAAAAATTCGAGTTTCTTTATTTTTTTTTGGAAAACCATTGTTTTTTTTGGTTTTTGTTGTTATAATGTATTTGCTATGGAGGTAAATTATGAAGAGTTCTTTTTCAAATAGATTAAAAGAAGCAATGAAAATAAGAAATATAAAACCTGCTGAATTGTCAAAAAAAAGTGGAATTTCAAAATCATCATTAAGTGAATATATGAAAGGTAAATATGAAGCAAAGCAAACAGCACTATACAATTTAGCTAAAGCTTTAGATATTAATGAGGTTTGGCTTATGGGAGAAGATGTCCCTATGGATAGAAGTTTTGGAAGAACTAAAATTGCTGAAATTAATGTTATAAATCTTTCAACTAATGAAATTATTAAGAAAATACCTTATGTATATAGAACAGATATCAAAGATGAGGATCCTAAAAATTATTTTGCAGTACAAGCATCTGATAATTCTATGGCTCCGCTTCTTGATGTTGGAGACATAGCAATAATAAAAAAATATAAAGAATTTTTTAATAAAAAAACCTACCTTTTAAAAATAAAAGGTGGTGCACCTATTATTCGTAAAGTTATTCAGTCAGATGACGGAAAAATAGAATTACAAGCAATGAATATGTGGAATTTTCCAATACAAGATAATTTAACTTTAAATGATATTGAAATTTTAGGAGAAGTTATAAAAGTAGAAAATAAAAGTGCTTTTAAATAAATTTTTAAAACTATAATTATATGAAAAAGGAGATGTATTATTATGAAATGCCCTAAATGTGAAAGTGAAAATGTTAATGTACAAATGGTATCAGAAAGTCAATTAAAAAATAAGCATCACAGTATTTTATATTGGTTGTTTATTGGTTGGTGGTGGAGACCATTATTATGGATTTGTTTAACATTACCTATGCTTCTAGGTAAAATGTTTGGACATAAAAAACAAAAGATAGTAACTACTCACAAGAGTATGGCAGTTTGTCAAAATTGTGGACATAGTTGGAAAATAAATTAAAAAAGGGATAATGTGCTTGTTTTTTGCCGAACTACACACATTATCCAAAGCCGTAAACACTTTGAAAAGTGATTACTTTTTGTATTATATACAAAAGTCTCCATTTTTTCAAGTGTTACAATAAAAATATTTGAAAAAATGGAGGTTTTTATTTATGGGAACAGCCAAAAAAAGAGGAAATGGCGAAGGTACTATATTTAAAAGAGAAATAAATGGAAAAACTATGTGGGTTACAGAATATACTATTGCTATGTATGATACTAAGACTGGTAAAAGAAAAAGAAAAACCATATATGGAAAAACTAGACAAGAAGTAAAAAACAAATTAGAGAAAATAATAACAGAACTAAATACTGATACCTATGTTGATAAATCAAAGGTAACTTTTTATAGTCTTGCAAAAGAATTTATTGATAATGGTTATAAAATGAATAAATTAAAAGAATCATCGTATTCTCGTAAATTGCATACATTAAAAAATATCTCTTCTCATTATATGGCAAATATGGAACTGCAAAAAATTACAGAAAATGATTTAAAAGATTTCTTCGTATATATTACAAAATATTCTGATTCTGTAATTGCTAAAATATATGGTATTGTTAATAATACATTTAAAATAGCTGTAAGGCGTAACATATTGCGTTATAACTTTTTAGATGATCAATTAGAATTTGAGATACCTTTGTCAAAGAAATTTAAGAATAAATCAAAGACAGTTTCAGCATTCACAATTGAAGAACAAAAACAACTCATTGAAACCTTACGAGATGCAAAGTTTAGATATAAATATCAGATTTTTTTAAGTTTATATACTGGTATGAGAATGGGAGAAATAAATGCATTAGATATAAATGATCTTGATTTTGAAAATAAAATAATTCATGTTAGAAGAACAATAACTCGTACATTTGATGATAGAGCAACAATAGGTTCATATACAAAAACAGTAAATGGAATTAGAGATTTAATGATGGATTCTTTTGTTGAAAAATTACTTAAAGAATATCTAGCATCAGAATATTATACAGAAAATGATTATAATCTTCTTTTTTGTAACTCATATAAACAATGTATCAGTACAGATACAGTTAATATGATGTTCAAGTATTTTTGCAAAGAAAATAATATAGGTAAAGGTTATGATGTTCATCAACACATGTTACGTCATACATTCGCAACAAGATGTATTGAAGCAGGAATGCCTGCTGCAGTTTTAGCAAAAATTATGGGACACGCAAATGTTGCAACTACTTTAAATGTATATTGTGAAGTATTTGACAAATTTAAAAAAGAACATCTTGATATGTCCTTTGAGTACCTTCAAAAACAAGGACTTACAATTGATTTTAAATAATATTTTATACAGCCACCAGTACAGCCTTGCACAATAATTTTAAAATATTTCATATTTATTTTAAAATGTATTAAAAATATAAAATGCTTTAATATATAGGGTTTGACATACTTTGAAATAAATTCAAAATATGTTCAAACCCTTGTTTTTAGTCTGTTTTTGCCAACCATTATATTCTTTGCCATCATATTCAATAGTTAGTTTAATGTTCCTCATTTTGTTTTTGTTTATTTTCCTTTTTTATTTTCAATTTTTTTACTCTTCTATTTCTCTCCACAGCAAACCTTTTATTGATCATATATTTTATTAAAATATTTTTTAAAGCTTCCTCTTTTACATCTGCTATTAAGTTTCCATCTATTGCAACAGAAATTTTTCCTGTTTCTTCTGATACAATAATTGCAATAGCATCAGATTCTTTAGATATTCCTATTCCAGCGCGATGTCTTGTTCCTATTTCTTTTGCAATTTCTTTGTCATCTGCAAGTGGTAATATACATGCTGCGGCTGCAATTTTATTGTTTGATATAATAACTGCTCCATCATGTAATGGTGTATTTGGTGTAAATAAATTTACTATTAATTGAGGTGATACTTCTGAGTCTATTTTTACTCCACTCTCTATAATATCACTTATATTAATATCTCTTTCTATAACTATTAGCCCACCTGTTTTTGTTTTAGTAAGTTCTGTTGAAGCAATAACAATTTTATATATATCTTCTTTTGTTTTTACTTCTATGTCTTTATATATTCCAAAATATTTAGTTATTTTATTTGTACCAAGTTGTTCTAACATTCTACGAAGCTCTGGTGCAAATATTACTATTAATGCAATTACACCATAAGGCATGAAAAATGTTAGTAAAAAGTTTAAAATTTTAAGCTGTAAAACTTCACTAATTGCTGTAATTATTAAAATAAATAAAATTCCCTTTAACAATTGCCAAACCCTTGACTTTTTAGCATACACTATAAATTTATATAAAATATATGCTACGATTACTAAGTCTAGCAATAAAGTAAGTAATCTAAATGGACTTTGTGAAAGTTCTGTCATATAGCTTAAAAAGGAATTCCAAATCCCACTAAAACTTAATTTTAAATTTTCAAACAT